AGAAATATCGCGCGTTGCTGTCTTGGGGGTCAACAAATTTAAGTTTCTGCCGATTTTTCCGCGTCCTTTGGGTCATCTACACCCATAACGCGTGCGTAATCAGAGCGGGCATAATCTATATGAGGCATACCAAATGCCCTGTATATGCCGTGACGTTCCAATTGTGTCTTTGTTGCATGATGTGTAGCGCATAGGCTTTGAAAGCGATTGATAAAGAAAGCCTGTTCGCTTATGTGTGACCATGGGAACAAATGGTCAACGACTGACGCGGCTATAATGCGTCCTTCTACCTGACAAGCAATGCATAACGGGTGCTTGCTTAATTGAATCTGCCTTAATTTAACCCATTGCGCTGTGTTGTATTTAGCACCAAAGGCGGCACGTTCTTTTGTGTTGTTATATTTGTATTGTCGAGCGTCCTTGCCCCCATGCTCAATGCAATAACCGTTTAACTTTGACTTTGGATTATGACAGCCTAATTGTGAGCATTTGCTATTGTGTGGGGCTGTAGGCATTACAGATATTTAAATGACCATGTTTTAACGTCTTTGCGAAACCCGTCTTTTCTTTTCATATTGCCCCCAACAACAATTTTGTGGTGTCGCATAACGTCCATCAATTTCCATTTGGTAGATTTTTTACGTGCGTTATACATTGGGATGCTACTAAATTTAGCAAATATCTCATACCCTTGATTTTTTAACGATTCCGCACAAGCATCTGTCATTTGCAAACCTAATCCAAAGCCGCAATAATCTGGATGTATGACAACACGATTGCTGTGTAATATCATTTTTGTGCCTTTGCGATGTGGCACATAATTAGCAAAACATTGAAACCCAATTTGATTGTTGTCAACAAATAAACCGTATGTTTTTGTAAAACCACCGGGATATGATTCACTTAAATAATGATAGCGGCTAAAAAACTTCCATGTGCTTCGGTCTGTTTCTCGGATTTCAAAATGTAATTTTTCTGTTCTTTCAAAGTCCCGCCAAAGTGACCTCCGGTCGTTATATTCCTGTTTATTGGCATCAATGACCCAATCAGGATTTAGCCACTCAATTACATCGTAATGGCATGACAACAACACAATTTTCTTGCCTGTTTTGCGTGCGTGTTTTTGTATGCAATGACTCATGACCTTGGCAACCGTTCTGTCCACAACGCTTGTCCATTCATCAATGACAATCATTTCTATGTCATCGCGTGCCATTTGTAATGCACATTCGGCACGGGCACGTTGTCCATTGCTTAACGTGTACGCGGGTCGTATCCAACATGGCACAGCAGTTAATCCAACACCACACAACATCGCGGCACATTCGTCATATGACATTGAATCAGGAAATTGGTCAATAACAGGTTGATTTATGTCCAAAATTTCTTTGAAGCATTTATCACCATATATGTGTTTGACAAGCGTTGTCTTACCGCTACCTGACGCACCAACAATCAATCCAATGTTAAATGGGCTTTCCAAATCGGCTTTTACTTCAAAATTGTGTATTGATTTTTTTTCAGAATCAATGTCAAGGCTGTTTGCGGCTTTTGTTGCCCGAAATGATGTTGCTACGGGCGAGGCAAGGGTTAACTTAAAATTTTGCACTCAAAACCTCTTGTTTTCATTTCAGTGAACAAATTTTGTAATTCACGTTCACCAATACATTCAATCATTAACAAATTTCTGTTTTCATCAATTGGCTCTTTGTAATCACCTTCATCTTGTTCAGGTTCTTCTAATGTCAACGCTTTTAAATCATCGGCATTAAAACCGGTCAATTCCAAATCAAAGCCCGCGTTTTGTAAATGTTGCAATTCAAACGCCAGCAATTCATTGTCCCAACCCGCGTTCAATGCCAATTTGTTGTCAGCAATGATGTAAGCACGACGTTGCTCATCCGTTAAATTGCTTAATTCAATGGTTGGAACGGTCTCGTAACCCAATTCAACAGCCGCACGTAAACGACCATGCCCCGCAATGATGCCGTTTGTTGCGTCAATCAATATGGGATTGGTAAAGCCAAATTCCTGCAAACTTGCCACCAATTGAGCAACTTGTGTGTCGCTGTGTGTGCGGGAATTGTTTGCGTAGACAACCAGTTCGGCTGGTTTTTTATATTTGATTGCTAATTTTGTCATGTATTGTGCTTTCGTGTCATTTCAAAAATTTCAATTTGTACACCGTTTGATTTAACAATGTGGCAATCGTGTCAATTTCGTTTTGTATTTCGCTGTCTTGTGGCATTTGCCCACGATAATCGCGCACGTAATTGCGTAGGCTAACCATGTATGCCAATGGGTCGTCACCGTTGCCGTTGCCAAACATTGATGGATATGGCTCAATGATTTGCTCATACGCGCCTTGGATTGATTCAACCAAACCATCAACCAATTCGGGTATTGCATCGTAATATGCCGCCAATGCAACGTGCTGGCTATATGACGTGGATTTGAAATGCATCAAATGAGTAAGCGTTGCGGAATGCAACAACGTGCTGATAAACGTGCCAACAATTGCGTCCATGGTGGTTTCCTTGTAACCTGATGCGTGAGCCGCTTGACCCACTTGAATTGCTTTTTGTTTGGTGTCAAAAGGACCTTTACTGCCCCAATACCACCCGTCGGATTTTTTGCTGATTGGCATGATTTAACCTTTTTGATATTGTCTGCGTTTGCATGATTTGATGCAACCACAATTCGGCTCAATTTTCCATTCGGGCACATCGCCCCATTTACGCAACATTTTGGACAACGTTTCACGCATCAATTTGCATGGCTCGTTTAACAACAAACGCTCACGACAACCAAAACACGTAAACGTATAACCGCCATGATGTTGCTTTGTTTTTGCGTAATCGCAATCACGACACATCGGCTTGGAACGTATGAACGATTGGCATTTTCTGATTGTAATATGTGTACAACCAAACTGTTCTACGTCCACGCGCGTGTTCGTTTTTAATTGCTTCGCGTGTCATGTATCGTTGCCGCATCAAATAACACAGCGCCATTGAAATTTGACTGGCTTTTAAATCAGGCTGACTTTTCCTAATTTCCGTCAATGTCATTGGTCGCTGTGTCAATTTGAATAAATCACGCACCTTTGTTGCCGCGTTTGCCATATATCCCCTTTATGTATTAGATGATGGGGATAATAGCAAACACATAATATCTGTCAAGATGTTAGCACAGCAACAGCACGGTTTTTGATGGTGTCGCCATTGCCAAACCATGCATTATTCAATCGTGCATCGTTTGTACGCGATGGATGATGGTGGTCAAAATATTCCGTTACGGAATTAAGCAATGCCCATTTGGTGTCGCCAACGATGTCCGCGCCTTTGGCTTCGCCTTTGAACAAATCCAAAATTTTGTTGTACGGGCGATTTTTTTCCAAATTTAAATCGGTGTTTTGCAATTGGTCAGCCGTAAACAAAATACGTTTGATGAAATTATCCGCTTGTGCGGTTGTAATACGTTGACGTTCCAAATGTTTTGCCATTTCCATGAAACTGTCAAACGATGCAACAGCAACGCCTAATTTTGACTTCATCAATTCATGGTCGAATTTACGGGCGTGCGTAAATGACACGCTGTGCGCACTGTTTTGCAGGGACAAAGACAATGTGTTGTTGCACACCACGCGCACGCTGGTAAATCGTGCTGTGGTTGCTAATGATTTGTCTGCTGAGGTGGACAACAACAGAAAACCTCCGATGCCATCGCCTTGTGTGACCTCGCCAAATTTGCCCGTTTCGGCTAATGCCCACAAACGCTTACCGCCAAACAATGTGCCGGCTGTATGCAAGCGAAAACCCGATTGTTCGACCAAATCACGGAAAAATTCCAACACCTCTGCGGGTTGCACGACTTGATAACGGTCTGAAACGACAGACAATGGCTCGTAATTGTCGCTACGATACAAAACGTTTTGTTTGGGAAAATTTGAAACGTCGCCATAAAAGCCGTGGGGCATATAACAAACAGGCGATTTTTCAATGCTCCAATCCATGCCAGCGGCTACGCGCCATTGTTCAATGCTGGCGTTTTGGTCAAGTTCCTGACCCAAGCCGTGCCAAGGTGTTTCTCCAACAAAAGCCATTTCGGTGTAGCCATTTGCGCGGACAGTAAGTTCGTGTGCCATGATTAAATTTCCTTTTGATGATTAACGATTGATAAAAACACATTGATTGGCGTGACTAATGCCTTTGCTGTCGATGTAATGCTCACCACATCCAGCCATATATTCGACCAAGAAAAAAGCGCCCCCAAGAATAAATGCCAAACCAAGCAAACCTTGAGCGACCCACATTGCAAATTGTTTAAGGTATTTCATGTTTAACCTTTCAAGCAAATTCTGGGTGATTCATTTCAAAATAGGCTTGCGCATCTTCTGCGTTAATGGCTTCCCATTCACGGCAAATGGCAACTTCTAAACCATTAGCAAAAACAGCAATCCAAGCGGCTGGGATTGTGCAATTAAGACGTTGATTGAAAAATTCTTGTTGAAGATAAATTTCTGCAATTTTATTGTTGCGCATGATTCGTTTCCTTTTAGATGATTAATGTATGACGTTTCGTCATGATTAGTATTATATCCAAAAACCGCGTTTCTGGCGTTTTTGGTAAAAAAAATGCAAATCTGTTGAAAATACAACACTTTTTTACAAAATGAAGCATTTACCATGATTCAGAACAATGACCAAACATTTTGCCCTCAGACCAAATTGTAAAAACTGGTAACGCGGGTGCGGCATGGGGATACAAAAAAAGGGGAGCATCTTTCGACACCCCCCAAATGGCAACTTCAACCCATTCTAATCAGAACGGGATGTCATCGTCCATATCTTCAAACCCTGCTGGCTCGGCTTTGGCTTTTGGCTTGCTTTCGATTTCACCTTTGCTTGACAGCATTTCCATTTTCTCGCCAATAATTTTTGTCGTGTATCGGTCGACACCATCTTTGGAATATTTCTCGGTTTTCATTTTGCCTTCGATGTAAACTTTTGAACCTTTTTTCAAGTATTCGCCCGCGATTTCAGCCAATTTGCCAAACAACGCAACGTTGACCCATTCGGTTACCTCTTTGGCTTCGCCCGATTTGTCTTTGTATTTTTCGCTAATTGCGATGCTGAAATTGCAAACCGCTTTTCCGTCGGGCATGAATCGCATTTCGGGTTCTTTGCCCAAATTGCCAATGCCTATGAATTTATTGACCGCCATGTTTATCCTTCAAGTTTGATGATTAATTGATTGATTTCGCCCAAAAACTTTACCGTTTCGGTTTCCATCTCTTTGATGAGACTTTCATCTCGTTCTGTCCGCACAATCAGCAATTGATTGCGCTTGGGCAGTCGTGGGTCGTAGGACACGAAATCGCACCATTGGCGACCCGTGACCCACAATTGACATTGGATTTGTTTGTAATAATCTGCTGGCACTTTGCCATCAAACAAATAACCAAGGTGCGTTGATGTATTGGGGCATTTAATTTCAATGAGTCCGTCATCGCCAACCAAGCGGTCGGGCGATACACCAAGCCATGGGATTGTTGGGTGCAACCAAAACCCTGTTTTGTCCGTAAACATATTCATTGCCGATTCATACGCAATTGCGGCAAATTGTTCTTGTTCAACGCCCCATTCCATAGCCGCGTTTGTGAATGATTCGCCAGCGGTGTTTGTCAAACGCTCGGCAAGCAATTTAACTTTGTATTTGTAACGCCCGATGGCTTCAGCATTGCCTTTGCCTTTGGACATAACGTCAGCCATGTTGCTTGCAGTAACGTGTCCCAAACGCGCTTGCTTCCACGCTTCTGACCCTTGCTCAATGTGGATGTATGGTTGATTATTCATTGATGTGGTCGTCCATTAAACGTTTCTTGTGTTCGTCTTTGGACAATTCCAACGCTTTGATTGCGCTTTGATTGCCGTGTGCTGTTTTAATAGCGGCAAAATAAACTTCGCGCAATTCTTCCAACGTGCGGGTTGATTCAATGGCTTCAATTAACGCGTTAATGTCCAACGGCTCGGGTGCTTCCTCGGCTGGCAAATCTTCGCCCCCATACACATATAAGCCAATTCCAAACGTTGCAATACATTTGGCAAGGCAACGCATCATGGCATCGGAAATTTTGCGTGCGTCAGGGTTTTTGATGGCGTTGTTTTTGTTGTCCATAACAGGCAAATGCATATACATTGATTTGCCCATGGCTTCCACCGTACATGACACCATCACAGTTTCACCAAAATATGTTGGCTCATGAAAACCCCAATGCGCTGTCGGATCTTCTTGCAACAAATAATCGACTGCCCATGCCCATGATAGGTATGACAAATTGCCTTTTTTCTCAATGTGTTCGTTGACATTGATTTTGCGTAATTCAATAAATGTTTTCATGATTGCCCCATTTCGTCTTTTGCTAATTGTTTTGCTTTGTCTTCACAATAATCGTGAACCATGTCACAAATGATTGTGCCAATCTCCAATGCACCCAAATGACCTTTTTTAACTGCTTCGGTCAATTGCGCTTTGTACGGCTCAAGGTCTGCGTCAAATAACGCATCAATGAACATTTCGTAATTTTGGGGATTCCAATCAGTTTGCAGATGGCGTTCGATTCGCATCTCAAATTCATGCTGAAAAGCATCTGATTCATCTTTTGGCTCGTCAAGCCATTGGTCGTAAACTCTACTCATACATACTCCCTTGTTGAACACAGCGCGATGTTGCGCTGAATGTATTATAAGCATAAAATTGCAATATATGACAAACATCCCATTAAATTTAATTTTGCCTTTCCCGCCCAGCGTCAATACGTATTGGGGCTTTCGAGGTTCGCAAAGGTATTTGACTGCACGAGCAAAGGCATTTAAAGCGATGGTCGCAACAGAATTCATACGTAGCGGTCATGAGGGTTTTGCAAACAAAAGACTGCACATCACAATTTTGCTATACCCGCCCGACCGACGTGTGCGCGACATTGACAACGTTGTTAAATCAACGTTTGACGCGTTATGCCAATGTGGTGTATTTGAGGATGATGGACAAATTGATGTGTTGCACGTCACACGAGAAAACGTAATCAAATGGGGTATGGCAAAAATAATTCTAGAACCCATTGTTCCCGTGATATAGTTTTGTGAAACACCGGCTAGATGCGAAGTCATGAGCGCATCGAAAAGTGAACCTCCCACCTGCCGTTTGTTTCTTTTTTTGGAGGGTTTGCGAGGATGCTTTATGCATTATTACCAATTTAATATTGCCGACTATCGGTCTGCAACGGTGCATCTATCCAATGAGGAAGATTTGGCATATCGACGCTTGCTTGATATGTATTACGACACCGAGCAAAAAATCCCACTTGATACCCAATGGGTTGCCAGACGGTTACGTGTTCAAACCGAAGTGGTTTGCAACGTTTTAAACGATATGTTTGAACAACACGAAGATGGTTATTTTCATGCGCGTTGCGATGTTGTCATCAAACAATTTAAGCAATTTGCCGAGGCTGGGAAACGTGGGGCGGCTAAAAGGTGGGGAACACCCCCCGATGGGGAGGTCATTAGCCCCCCCAATGCTACCCCAATGCTAACTAATAACTATAAACCAATAACCAATAACCAATTAAAAGAGAAACAGCGCGGCTCACGCCTCGCCCACGATTGGGTTTTGACAAAATCATTGGGTGAATGGGCACAAGCCGAACGACCCGATTTAAACATCCGACAGATTGCAGAACAATTTAAAGATTATTGGATTGCGCAACCGGGTCAAAAAGGCGTCAAATTGGATTGGTCAGCAACATGGCGTAATTGGGTGCGCAACAGCAAAGCAAGCAAACCAAACGTTGTTGACATTGCCCGCGTGACGGTGCCAATGAGCAACACGCCTGACCCCGCGTTGGAAAAGATTAAAGCAGACGAGAAAACAACCAGACCCCCAACCCAAGCCGAGCGTGAAATGCTGGCATCTTTAAAAAGGAAATCATGATGAGCAAAACATTAAAATTGGCATATTGCGATTACATCGCTTCTGTCATACATCAATCGTTGATGAGTCGTGACACGGAGCATTTGATTGACCAAGTGAGCAAGGTGCAGTTTGACCTTGGTGAATTTGGCGAATTTTGTTCCACGACAAAAACCATTGATGTGTTGGACATGAACGGCAAACAGTACCGCGTGACGGTGCAGGAGTTGTGAAATGTTTGAACCAATCGCGCTTGGATACGCTACGCCCGTGCATAAATTGAAATATTGCAACGTGTGTGAATGTGACAAACCGCCCGAGGGTGGCGTACACATGAATCAACATAAATGGTTGTGTCAGGTATGTTGGACAAAACGTATTACAGGGCAAAACCTTAAACAGAACAGGATTCCAAAATGACAGAACAAAACATTAACCCATATAAGGCGTTGGATTTCATACGCGACAACGCGGCAGAATACGCACAGGCGAAAGCAAACGTCGTGTACATGACTGAGTATCGCAAGACAGTCAAAGCGTCGCTTATGGCGTCATCTAGCGAACGTACCGAATCAGCCAAAGAAACTTACGCATATTCACACGACGATTACAAAAAACATTTGCTGTCATTGGCACAAGCCGTCGAACAATGTGAACGTTTGCGTTGGTTGATGGTTGCGGCTGAAGCAAAAATCGAGGTGTGGCGTAGTTTGGAATCATCCGCACGTGCTGAAGGCAGGGCGACACAATGATGAATTATCTTAAATGCCACCCATCGCACCCAGACGCTAAATGTGCCAATTGCAAACGTCCATTGTCAGAACATAAAACGACAGTCCACGTCATCAATAGCAAAGATAAAGCGTGCATTTACATTCCAATTTCTTTACAGGTAAAAGCATGACACAAGATGAAATTATTGAAATAGCCATCCAAGGTCATTCCAGCATCCGTGATGCAATTCGATGGGCTATAAATCATGAGCGTGAGCAATGCAAGAAACTTTGTGAATGGAAAACAGGTAATCAGTTTGTAGATGAGGCGGTTGCTGTTTGCTATCGTGCAATTGATTTAAGGGGCAAAAATGATTAAAGACGAAGCATTACGCCTTGCATTGGCTTTCAGTTTGTTGTTTTTGACTGGATGCTCAGATTACAAATGTGTTGATGGAAAGATTTACCACCAACTAGACAAAAATGTTTGGGCTGAGTCTGGTCTTTGGCATGGAACTAAGTGCATTTCAGAGGTGACAAAATGACGCACACAGAAGCATTACGCCTTGCATTGGAGTTTATTCAATCAATAAGCCCTGCTTTTATTTGTGAAGCATCACATCACAAAAAACATGAACAACACGCAAGCAATGAACCTTGTCCTCATGTTGCAAAACAGAAACAAGTTTATGAAGCAATTAAAGCCGCACTAGAAGCGAAGGATGAGCCCGTGGCGTGGATGTATGAAGTCAATCATGCACACACTTGCTTGGACTTGTTTGAACCGCCTGATGATGCGTATGACAAAGGCACTCTCTACCCGCTTTACCTTGCCCCACAACAGCGCAAGCCGCTGACGGATGAAGAGATTTATCTTTGCACAAACCACATAGACCGAAATGCACGGGGATGGGCAAATAAGTTTGCCCGAGCCATCGAAGCCGCACACGGCATTAAGGGGGAAGCATGACATACAACTTTTGTCACAACTGTGGTAAACAAAAGCCATTCTTTTTTATGCAATGTACTCAATGCGGGAGAAGACCATGACTGACTGGACAAACGAAGAAGAAGAAGCGTTTAACGAAGTTGAAAAGCACAGCAATTTAGGCAAACAAATCTTGCGTGACATTGAAGGTCAGCCGTATCACTTTGCAAAGCGCGAATGGGTAAATTTAACCAATGACCAATTTTTGGAGGCTTGCCAAATTGCAGAAGGTGGCAATTACATGGTTGCTTTTCAGCGGATTCAACAATGGCTTATGGAGAAAAACACGTGAACATTTTTATATATACAAAAAAAGGTTGCCCGAATTGCACGACAGCAAAACAAATGATGAAGGCGCGTAATCTCAAATTTATTGAGTGCGACATGGACATTGCCAGCGTCAGAGAATCATTTTTCTTTGCATACCCAGACGCTAAGCAAATGCCCCAGATTTTCATTAACGACAACCGAGTCGGAGGTCTTGCAGGGCTAAGAGAAGCCCTCAAGCAACTAGACCTATGAGAAAACAAACTAAACGCAAAGTCTGGAAACTCATCGACCCCATTCGTCACGCAATCCTCGGGGCTGGCATTACTCAGGAACATCTACTAGACAAACTTAGGATGACCGAACTCACCGCCCTAGACGCAATGATAAAAGGGTTCGGCACAGTACAGGACTGGCAGGAACTAACCGACATGATGAATATTTCAGAAGTCATGGCCATCGAGGGCATTGGTCCAGAAGTCCTACCCTATTGCCAACAGGCACAGGAGGCGCTAGAACAAGCCGCCTTGCGCTATCAAGCCACAATGAGGATGGGTCTATCAGGAACGGGAATAAAAGCCTTGCGCGAGGTTTTTGAGTACCACGACCTCCAGCGCAGAAGCATCCCCAGAAGTCAGTACGAAAAGATGATTATTAAAACCCGCCAGCGCATCCAAAGCAAAGCCAAAGAGGTTGTAGAAATATGATTGGCGTAACACTATCCGGCACAGAATACAGAATCCTCCGAGGCATCGGCAAACTGAGACATGAGAAAACCTCAGAACAAACAGTCGAGAACATTCAAAGCCAGAAAGACCCCATCGAAATCGCTATTCAAGGGGTCATCACAGAATACGCAGTCGCCAAGTTCCTAAACCTCAACTTCGACCTTGATTGCGATTACCGAACATTTGGGGCAGACCTAATTGGCCATCGAGGTACGCTTATCGAGGTCAAATCTACCGAGACAGTTGGCGGCAATCTGAACGCTGTAAAAAAATCTCTCTCAAAGCCATGCGATGTCTTTGTCTTAACTGAAATTCATTCAACTCATGTCGCCATTGTCGGATGGATACAACGGGAGCGTTTTCTTGTAGAAAAAAATATTCGCCAAGGTCGTCTCGGACCTTATTATTCGGTTTCTCAATCTGAGTTGTATCCATTTTATGAACCAAGCGACAAAAAAGCATTATGGTGAAATTGCGAGTCTTGGTTGTATCCTCTGCCAATTTTTACAGTATGGAGCCACACCTTGCGAAATCCATCACATTCGTCGTTTTGGAGGGAGACGTGATTCCGCACCCGTCATTGGGCTTTGCCCTGAACATCACCGAGGAAACACGGGTGTGCATGGACTTGGACACAAAGGTTTTGAAAAGCGTTACGGTGTCAGCGAACACGATTTGCTCGAACTAACCGACCAGGCGCTTAACCGAACAACCTAGTTCCTTGTTTATCAATAATCAAAGCCTGTTTACGAGGCTGACCATTAGCAGAATTAGGAATGCTGATATGTGTCCAGCGGTCGAACTCTCTAATCACTTGATCAAATCCAAGGTCTGAAGCAATCACAGCCCTGACCACCTCGTCAGGAGTCATACCTGGCACTCGTATATCAGCCGCACAGCCGACTCTATGTTGAGAGGAGTCCTTACTCCCCACGGCATCGTTTACCGCTTTAGAGCGGAACGCAGAGTTAACCATAACCGGTTTGCCGCCAAGAACGGTTTTGACACCCTCCAAGAATTCAGCCAGTCTTTGAATGTTTGCGAGTTCAGTTTCATTTGGGGTATTGTCCAAGGTTCGATGATCGGTGTGCGTCAGTTCTTCTAAAGTGAAATGTGTAGTCAGATTCATTTTTTAATCCTATCTGCAATTTTTTCCATAGTCCTACCGCCAAAATAAAATGACATGACCAGCATGCCCCATTGCCCGAGGAGTTCCACATACGCGCCACGAGTCTCGTATTCAAAAATTGAGGCAATAGCAAAGCCAGAATACGCCACCAGCAGGAATATAAGCGTCATGGGGCGAATATTTTTACTCATCCAAGAGTCACTAGCCATGTCAGCCTGAACTCGCGCTGTCAAATTGTTTTGCTCAGTCTCGTACAGTTTTGTCTCGTTGGCCATCTTAGCCAGTTCGCCATCCTGAGCCATCTTTTGCAGTTCTAACTGCGCCTTGGCTTTAGCCTCGGGGTCAGGAATCAGTTTGTCGATTAGTTTTCCACCGACATTGAGTAGTGCATCAAGTCCAATCATTTGCTGTCCTTTTTAGAATCTTCGTTTTGCATTAGTTTGATGCCAGACAAAAAGCCAATCATGCCACCGATAAGAGTGCTGAAGGCAGGGCTAATCATTTTGAATATTTCCGCATTGTCGACCTCTTTAGCCCATAAACCAAGCATGAAAGCAAACACCATAGACAAGACAGAAATACAAAGCGTAGTGCTAACCATTAAAGTGACCCACAGAGTCAGTTTGTCTTTTGTGTCAGGCACGGGTTGTTTTGGTCTGCGTATCGGTTTGTCCATACATCCTCACACAAAAATTTGAAATCGTCTGCGATTTTCAAACGAACCAAGTTCTATTGTGTTTTGTCTTGCACGCTTATCGTAGAGTTCGAGTTCCATCTCAATCGTTTTCCATTCCAATTTGTTAGCCGCAATTGCGTAGTGATATTCCTCTTGCACTTTTTCAACTGCCTTATCGAAAGCCAATTGTGCCGCTGTGTGTGTAGGTCTTACCAAGCCATACCATTTGTCAAAGGTAATCACTTTTTTTCCCTTTCCATTGCCCTAGCGTAATAAAACAAAATTTTCTGTCTTATCTCAGCGCTATCAGCAACCCCTGCCCACATCGCAAGGTTATTCCAGATACTCACTAACTGTTCTGTACTGCAACTATCACCATTTGTTGTTAACCACTCAGAAAGACGCTGATGCCTCTCTGATGGGTTGTGCAAATTAGACAGCCCATAAAAATCACTTATCAAACATTTGGTTTGTGCTGTTGCCAAAAACACGATGGCGATGAGCAACACGGCAAACCATTTAGTCATATCCCGCTTCTTTACGCGCCAACTTCAGATGTTGATGCTTAAAGTAAATGTTTGCAACTAAACCAATGACACCAATAATCACACCGCAGATAGCACCAAACTCATTGGCAGTTAAGCCAAAGAAGATGGCACTACCCGCGCCCCCATAGGTTGCTACAGATGATGCTTTAGTCGCCAATGCTGTTGCGGCTTCTGCGGTGTGTTCGTTCATTTACTTTGCCTCTACATCTGCAATTTCAAGTTTGCTTTTCAGCATAGAAAAGAAAGCATCGCGACCTACTTGCAACTGTTCGACATTGAATCTAGCAGACGCTAGTTTTTTGTCCAAATCAGAAACATGAGAAATCAATGCTTGCTGTTCTTGTGTCATATCTTCAAAGAAGTATTCCACGCCATCAATGCTCAATGAGGTTTTTTTATTGCTTGACATAATTAGATTCCTTGGTTTGCAAATTCTGCATGGTTAATTTTACGAAATGTAGAAGCAACATTTCTTGCTTCATCAATATCATGGAATCTACCAAGATATTGTTGTTTGCCATCGTTACATATTTGAACGCGCCACATACTTTTACTTTTTTCCCAATATACGCCTTTGACACCTGAAGTGTTGTTTATTGCTAAACGGCTATTACGCATATTTTGAGAATGTGTAGCGGCTCTTAGGTTTTCAATTCTGTTGTCAGAAATGTCACCATTTATATGGTCAATCAATGGCGTAAATGGTTTGTTATGCCACGCCCAAATCAATCTATGTTCAAGATAAGAAACCCCATTTATCCTAAAAACGTTGTAGCCATTGCTATTTTTGTGGGGTTTGTCTCCTATCTTTGCGCGACCTTTATTGACCGCCCAAACCAGACCACCATCAATGTAATAAAACAATTGCCGTACAAGTTCTGAATCTATGAGTTTTGCTCGTGTCTTTCTCATATCAGTCCTTTTAATGTGCCACCAAAATCGGGTGGTGGCTTCCCGTTAAATTGTTGGAGTCGCCCAAGGCAGGGGCGGCTGAATGATTGGCGGATTGATTTCGTTATCAATCTGGGATTGCACAGATGCTTCTGTAGCGGTCTGGTCAACGCCATTAGCCCAACACCAACCCAACACTTGTTCTTGCGTCAAATCAGCGTATGGTGTGAATTGACCTTCTTCTGGCATTGGGAATGAACAAGTGCCATAAACGGTTGCTGTGTATTCAACGGCAGGGTCGCCAGATGATTCTGCACCATTGCAACGCCATCCCGCTGTGACCACTACATCTGTCAATGAACCCTCTGTAGGTTTGCATTGCATCCATTCAATTACCCAAGTAATAGTTGCTGACATGATTTTCCTTTCGGTTTAAAGATTAGCGGCATCCAAGCGTGCCTTTAGTGATTCAATGATGGCTTGTTGTTCTTGCATTGCTTTTATAAGCATTGGAACAAACACGCTGTACTTCACAGATTTAGTTGTAGTCCCAAGGTCATTGCCTTCTGTATCTTTATCTGATTTTTCATCAATCATTGATGGAAATACAGTTTCTAATTCTTGAGCAACAACACCTAATTGTTTTGTTGTATCACCAATCAAATTGTAGTTGCGTATTTTTATTTGCATCATGTCAGCAAGTTTTGGCGTAGCATCAACAATGTTTTCTTTTAATTTTGCATCAGAAATAGCGCCATAACTATTGTTTGTGTTTGTTACATTGCCGTTTCCTGCAACAAAGAAAACACCTGTGCTTGTATTTGAATATCCACGAATTAAATATGCTGTATTGGCAACTGACGCATTGCTTTGCAAATTCAAAATGTAATTTGAACCTGATGTGTTACTACAAATAAAATTTGCAACATTTTTATTTGCAGAAAGACCATTTACTGTAAATTGTCCCGCTTCACTAGTAGTTCCAACCAATAAATTTCCATCGCCATCAATCCTGACGCGTTCGTAACAATCAGTCAAATTGCTAGTAGCACCACCATGCGTATAGAACGCCAAAGCAGTTGCCCAATCAGAACTAGGTGTAGGTCGGAATGAAGAAATGCCCGCTTGGTGTGGTCCGGTTGAAAACCACAAACCAACAGCATTATTTTGAGTCGCTGAATTGGTATTGTAGATTTGGATACCCTGCATATTGCTACCAATAGTGGCAGTACCAGATATAACAGAGCCAGATGTTGATAGACCCAATCTCATTGGGGGGTCGCTTCTGCCAAGACCCATGTTGCC